GATGCTGTGCATGACCACTGCGGCGGTGAGGCTGTCGTGTTCCGTTGCTACCAACTGGAAAAGGGCTAGTGAGCGGTTTCCGCAAGTCTCGCGTGCGGGGTTTGCTGGTGCTGATTCGCAGCATCGTTTCTCTTTTCAAATGGAGTTTTATATGTTCGAAGAAACCTTTTCCGTTGCCCGCAAGTACGGCGCTCGCGTCGCTGCTGTTCCCGCCCTGGCTGTTGTGGCCATGGGAAATGCCCATGCCGAACTGCCGACCGAGGTCACGACGGCTCTGGGCAGTCTGTCGACTGATGCGCTGAAGGTCGCGGGCATCGTGCTGGCGGCCATCGTGGCCGTCTACGCATTCAAGTTCATCCGCAAGGGGCTGTAATGCAATTGATAGTGCCGCTGCTGGTTGATATGGGCGTCAATGCCGCATGGGTATCTGCAGCGGTGCTATCCGCCCGTGTGGCTTTGTTTGCTCACCGCTTTATTAAGTCGCGGAGTTTGTAATGCCTTCTTTTCAGGTGGGTGCTGCTTGCTACCCGACTCAGATTCAGGCCGCGCAGATAGTCGCCAGCTCGCAGATTGGCGGCATCGTGCAACAAGGCGGATCGGCTCATGTTGTTGAGTTAAGGTCCATAAATCCAACCTCTATCACATATGGCCTTCGTCCTGTCTCTGGTGGCCCGCTGATCGAAGTGGTGAGCACATTCGATGCCCAGCCGTGCGGTTTGCTTCAGGCTTCTGATGGGATTGCGCTCGGCTGGATGGTTGGCGGCGTTTGGATCGTCGTTTATGGCTTGATGTTCATTGCGCGTACTGTCTTTCATGTTGGTGACGGGGGTAATGATGGCAACACCTGAGTTTTATGCTGCCTTTATTGGTGTCCTGGGGGCTGTATGGCTGATTTGCGGGCGTTGGTAATTCTGGCCGCATGTGCGTTTTCGGGGGCGTGTATAGCTGGCTACGCACAATTGGCTCCTCCCGTTGGTTGGAGTCCCACTAGTGTCGGCGGATCTGCTGGCACTTTTAATTTGGGCAACGCTGCAAACGGCTCTAGTCTTGTTGGCAATACCGTCAGAACCACTGCATCGCTGAATGTTGGTGGTCGTGCTATCTCTGTTCCTGCGTCAATGAGATTCGCGCAGAATGCTCCAAAATTTCTTGCAGGGCGTGTTGGTTCGGCTCTCGCTATTGGTGGAGGCGCCGCATTAACGGGTGGATTATCTGTTGCTGCCGCGTTATTGCTTCCTATTGCTGTTGAGTGGTGGCAGCAAACCGAATTCGAGTGGGATGGTAATAAGTGGCTGCAAAAAAAGAAGGTGCTGAACGGCTATTGGACCGATGTTTATGGTTATGGGCAGTATCCAACTCCTGACGCTGCTTGCAATGCTCGCCTTTCTAACGTTTGGGCAGTGATGGTTCCTGGAAATCCTGCGAAGGCGGATTGTCATGCCGGTCCAACTGCTATTGCGGGATCTGTTATTAGAATTGGAAGCGAAACTACCGAGACGATCGTAGTTCCCTATGAGCCCAAAGTTCGTGAATCTCTTGAAAATACGCCTTTACCTGAAAAGCTACCCGGAATTATTCCTCTCGATTATCCTATCGACTTGCCTGTTATAAATCCCTCTCCGGCAATGCAGCCGCAGCCGCTATTTGTTCCTACTGGCAACCCGGTTCAAAATCCGAGCTATGACCCTAGTGCAGCACCTGGGCCTAACAATAGTCCGTATCTCCAGCCTGGGATCAGAGTCGTTCCGTCCCCAGCTCCTGGTGCACCGTGGCAGGTTGACTTGCAGCCTATAAACAGGCCTGTGGATAGCCCTAATCCTGATCCAAACCCCAAGTCAGATCCTAATCCTAGTGATGGTGACAAGCCATCTGAGAAAGATCCCGGTCTGTGTGATATGTATCCCGATATTCTTGCTTGCAAAAAGCTTGGTGATATCGAGGCTAAAGAATTGCCAAAAAAGACTATTCCGCTGCGAATAGATAAACAGAACGTTGGGCCGGAAAATGGCTCATGCCCTGCTCCTCGCCAGTTCGAGATAATGGGGCAGTCTATGGCGTTTCAATGGGATTTGCTTTGTGACTTTGCCACAGGAATAAGACCAATCCTTATTGGTTTTGCTTGGTTGTCGGCCGCTTTAGCGTTTGTCGGATTAACTAGGAGGGGCGACTAATGGAAGGTATTGCAGAATGGCTTGCCAAAATATCATGGCCCTTGGTATCTCGCGTGCTTGTCTCTCTTGGGTTTGGCTATACGACGTATGAGGGTGCTGATACTGCTATTACTAATGCTATAAGCTCTATACAGGGCGCGTTTGCCGGTCTTGGTGCTGAGGTGCTGCAGCTATTGGCCATGGCGGGGTTTTTTGATGCCATGTCGATCACAAGCGGCGGTATCGTTTCTGGTTTGGCCTGGATGGTAATGAAGCGATTTGCGCTGCAGACTACTGGGCAGGGGGCATAAATGCTTACTCTTATTACTGGCAATCCTGGTACTGGTAAGAGTGCTGCCCTTGTGTCCATGCTCGAAGAGCTTGGTAAAGATCGTCAGCTATATGTGAATGGCATTCCTGAATTGCTCATTCCGCATATCGAATTGACAGAGCCTGAAAAATGGCATGAAACGGTTCCCGATGGCTCCGTCATCATCATTGATGAGGTTCAGCGGATATGGCGGCCTTCTGGTCCTGGCCAGAAGATACCTGACATGATCGCGTTGCTTGAAACGCACCGCCATCGCGGTCTAGATTTCTACATCATCACGCAGGGGCCGAATCTCATTCATGCTAATGTGCGCGCGCTAATCGGCCGGCATGTGCATTTGCGTGATCTTGGTATTCTTGGTCGCTGGTGGTATGAGTGGCCTGAGTGTGCAGATAATTGCCGTACCGGCTGGAAAAATGCGCCGATTAAAAAGCGCTATAGGCTTCCAAAAAGCGTATTTGGGAAGTACAAAAGCGCAAGTATTCACGTCAAACCCGTCAGGTCATTTCCGTGGATGCTTGTTGTGATGATTGCAGCGCTTTTGACAGTATTTGTCATGTCCTGGTTTGCATACAGGGCCATCAATGCCCGTCTGCATCCTGTGGCGCCAGAGCCGGTTTCTGTGACGCCTAATGCATCAGTTCAGCCGTCCCGGCAGGATATTCCAGTTAATACGGTCTCTTCGCCTGTCGTTGCTCCTGATGAGCGCGTCGCATTTATTCCTAGGCTTTCTGATCGGCCCTGGACTGCTCCTGCATACGATGAGATTCGGCGGGTTGTTGCTATGCCTTTGATCACTGGAGCGATGTGTATCAATGACCACTGCGTGTGTTTTAACGGTTCGCGTCGTTTGCTGGACGTTAGCAGTGATGCATGTAATGAGTGGCGCATCCAGCGGCCATTTAATCCTTACGATGCGGAGCCTGTCCTCGTTGACGGCGGTAGTTCTTCGGATCGTACTGAATCGATCGAACGTCAAAGCGCTCCTGCTCACGGCGCGTCTTGATCAGGTTTTTGCTGCGTCGTGTCCTGCTAAAAAGTTTCAGTAGCCATCTGATCATGATTGTCTCTGTTTAGGGCGCTTGGGTCGTTTTTAGAGAGCGCTGGCTATCTAGTCATGCCCTTTTCGTTTTGTGGTTTCGTTCCCGGTGTCGATTTGTTGTGCTTGGCTTTTCTACATGTGGTGTTTGTTGGTGTTGTGTATTGGCGGCAATAGCATCTGTGCATCCATACAGTACAGGAGTTTGCCATGTTGGTAGGCTATGCCCGCGTATCTACACAGGATCAGGATACCGCACTACAGATTGAGGCGATGCGTGCGGCAGGCGTTCTCAAGGTGTTCGAAGAGAAAGCCAGTGGCGCGAGGATCGATCGACCTGTCCTTTGGGAGTGTCTGGGGTCTCTGAGATCGGGTGACCAGTTCGTGTTCTACAAACTCGACAGAGTTGCGCGGTCTTTGTCGGATCTGCTGAAGATCCTTGATCGTGTTGAGCGTGCGGGAGCGTCTATCAAGTCACTGACTGAGCCTATAGACACTGGCTCGGCTGCCGGTCGTTTGATGCTGCAAATCCTGGGGGCGATGGCGGAGTTTGAGCGCACCTTGATCCGGGAGAGGACTGTGGCCGGGCAGCGCGAAGCGATGGCGCGTGGTGTTCACTGCGGAAGATCGTTGTCCGTCGATGCTGAGACTGCTGCGGCAATCGTTGATGCTTATGCATCGGGGCTCTACACGCTAAAGGGTGTGGGTCAACGCTACGGGGTGTCGGACAGTGTTGTTAAGCGCCTTGTCTACAAGCGGACGAAGCCCAGCTATCGTTCGTAGTACCTTGCGAATGTTGTCCGCAAGGTACAGCCTCCGCCAGATCCAGATGATCAGAAACAAAGCGCCTGCCCAGGCGCTTTTTTCTTGTCCATCGCGCGCCAGGCAGGTTCAACCAGCGCCCTGCCCCCGGGCTGCAGCCACGCAGC